ACGAACCGTACCCGGTGTGGGATGACAGTCATGGCGCAAGCTGGTACCCATCGCTTCCGCTTCGCTCGAACCGTCCTATCCCTCTCCATGTTGGTCATGGGAGCGTGCGGCATCATATACGAATATGCGATGGGCGTTCTTGGCAACAATTTGATCGGAAGCTCACACGAACAGATCTTTGTGATTATCGGCATCATGATGTTCGCCATGGGTTTAGGGGCGATCATACAGCGGCACATTTCCCGTGATCTCGTCGACCGGTTCCTGCTCATCGAGCTGCTGCTGGGGTTTCTTGGCGGCGTAAGCACCATGGCGATTTATGCCACGTTCGTCTACTCTACGAGCTACACGGTCGTGATGTATGCCTTCGCATTCGTAGTCGGCGTTCTGATCCAGTTTGGAAACACGATCAAACGAAGCAGGAGCCGTGAAACCCGAAGTTGCTGCTATCCCAAGGTGAGTGTCACCCGTTGGGCGATACGCTAGTAGTGAACGAGCGTTAATATCATGCCGGGTCCAAGCTCCGATGGGGCCAAGTGACGCGTCCCACACGAATGTGTTGCGCCGGTTGCTCTGAGATGACCCCGAAATGTTGTCGTCCGACTGGTAATCGACGGAAACCCACAGGCGTTCATCGAACCACATCATCGACGGGGCAGTATCCAAGGTCAACGCGGGTTGCCCCACATCGTAGGTCATGGCTGGTTTGATTCGTTCAAACACCCATGCCACGTCGTCGTAGGCCAATAGGTATATGCCATCTTCGGCGTACCAGAAGAATATTCCAGCGGTGGCCGCTACCGGCTGGGTGCCTTCCCGGCAACCAACAGTACGGGTTACGTTGCGGACCTCAAACGAGTCCCGGTTGAACCCGTAAATGGCGTAAACGCTGTTTTCTTTGAAGACCAGTAGCCGGTCGGCGTCGGGGATGATGGCTGTTATGTGGTCGCCGTCCTCACCGATGTCAATGTCGATGTAGTCTGTGGCCGTCCAGTTCTCAGCATCGTTTACTTTAGAGAACCTGACACGGTTCTTGTAGGTGACAGCGGATTCCAGCGTGTAGGCGACCCACACGAACTCTGCGAACGTAGCCGCATACCGGGCGCACGGGAAATGCCCGTCAGTGCCGTCAATGTCGGGTGTCAACCGGTCAGCGTTCCCCGTCCCAGACCATTTCACCGCAGCGTAGGAAGTGTCGAACAGGGCTGCGTTAACAATGTACGTGTAGTCGTTGAATGTCACCGCACGGGGCGGAATCTCCCCCGTCATCGTGATATTCCCCGCAGAAGAAGCAATTTGCGTGAAGTTGCCAGTAGTGGCATACCACAAAGTCGAGTTGGCGCTGGCAGTAACTGCGGCCAGAATCTGATTGTACGAAGCGGACGAATGGGCAAACAGGCTGCGAATGTGACCCGTCAAAGCCGTAGTGTTTATGGCAGTAACACCGTTGCGGCGCGAAACGCCGCCTCTAGGGTCAACGTCCACGTTCAACAAGTCGGGTGATTCGTTTTCCCCTAAGTTGAACTGGTCGGCGCGGACGTTCAAACCGCCCGTAAAGTCGGCCTGCTCCTGATACCGGTATGGTTCCTCGTAACGACTACCACCAGCGTTGGTCGGCACCCGGATCGCTAATGCCACCGGCTACTCCCACGAATAACGTAGACGGTTGGGCATAATCGACTGTGACCGCCAACGCGAAGCGTTGACAGAGTTCAGCCTCAAAGGCTGCGGGGCCGGAGTGTCCTCAAACCGTGCCCGCAGATTATCCAACTCTCCTTGGAACAACGAGAAATACTGGTTGCCCATCCCAGCGTCTTCCTGCTGCTGGTAGGAACGGTAAATGGCGTACAGCGACAGCACATTGTCGAACGGGTCCGGCCAATCCGGGGTGTCAGTATCCGCGATACCAGAGCGGTACACGGCGTTCGCCCCCGCGAACTCTATGGCGTTCCGGTAGCCGCGCACATAAATAGTTTCCACACTGCCCGGTGTTGGGAACAAGCGGATTGTGACCGCACTGTCCTGACCGCCCCACACCGACCAGTAATACGGGGTGCTGCTATTATTAGAATTGAGCGGATAAATAATGTCAGTGTCGTCGTAACCCAGAAATGAGAGTACGTGCCTGTCAGTTTTCAGTGACGCTATTTCACGCATCCCCGGCGTTTTGGGCGCTGAACTGCCCGAAAATTCAACACCGTCGTGGGTTAGTTTCACACCAGTCGTAGCGTTACCGCCTATGTCGGCCAGCGTGTAGTCCTTCTCCGACGCAACAGTGTCGAATGTGACCGCTGTTTCGTAGAACGGCCAACGCTTCTCCGAGTAGACAACCGCATCGTAGCCTTCACGGATAAACACGTTCATCGTGCTATCGGTAATATCAGTAGAATCTATGTCAACTACGTTCCGCACGTAGTCGCGCATCGCGCTCAGTTGCAACACAGCCCCCTATTCGTCGTCAAGTTCAGGGGCGGTTTCCTCAGATGGTGTTACCACGGGAGGACCATGGGTGGGGGTGGGGTTAACGCGATGGATACGCCGGTCAGGTCGAATGACGTGACCTTCAGGGTTGAGCGTCTTATAGTTACCCGCAGGTTCATTTGCGGGGCGCTGCCCCTGTTTATATGCGTTTGCGAAACCCCTTGCCATGATGCCTCCCGTGGCAACGAACTGTTAACTATGCAGGCGTAATGCCGTACATGAACCCTTGACGGGCACGGTTACTCGTTGTCAACTCGCCGTAGCAGAGCAACTGCGAGAACACCGCATCCTGATTGGTTGGACGCACGAACGGCGTTGGCTTGAACCAAACGTCGCTATGGGCAACCAACTGGAGGTACTTGGTGTTAAGGAAGTAAAACTTGCCTTCACCAGCCAAGGTACCATCAAAGGTAACCGGGCAGCCCTTGAACAAAAGGTTCTGGAAGCCACCGTCGGCCATATCGGTATCCGTGTAACGGATCTGGTCATCCAGCAGCGCCTCGTAGGCTTCATACTGGTTCTGACCTGTAATGGCAATGGTCGGCTGGTCGTTGCCAACCGAGCAGTTGTTGTACAAGGTCGCCATAGAGGCGATGTCGATTGCGGCGGATTCCTGATCGGTTACCGCCGACCTCCACCACGAGTTGTCCGAATCGGTGGCATCAATGCCGCCGGGGGAACCCGTGGAACCAACTAGGGCGCTTAGCCCCAACCAGTCCTTGTTGCTGTTGCCGGTGCCGTTGCCGAAGAACATGGTGTTCATGTTCTCAATGATTGTTTCCTGCGTCTGGAAAATCTTGCCTTCCAGAAGATCAATGATCTGAGCCTCGCCGTTGTTCTGCGCTTCCTCAATACCGTTGATCGTCACAGTAGCCGCATACTGCTTCCAGTCGTACTCAGCCGCCGAAATGCCTGTCTGAGCCGTCGTAAGAATCGTGTCCGTACCGGAGTACGAACCTGCGGTTGAATTGGTCCCGTAAATTACGGGGACGACGATGCTCTGTCCACCCGACACACGCCGAATAGTCTGACCATTCGTCAACGCGTAGAACAATGGTCGTGCGCTGAAAATGTTGTCAGTCAGTTTCGGGATGTAGTTTTTTAGGGTGGTGGAGAGAATCTCGTCAAATGCTGAGTTGCCTGCAGCCATAATCTCACCTCACTCTGTTGTTACGAGGAGAGGTCCCGTTTCGCAGTCTCAAAAGCCTCACGAATACTCATGGGCTGTGGTGCTGCTGTCCTTGAGGAACCAGCCTGCTTTGAACCTGATGGTTCAACCACGCTGGCGTCACGCTTGGCTTCTAAACGACTCTGTTCCTGTTCCAATTTCTCTGCCTTGGTCGCAACATCGTTATACCGCATGTGTGTAATAGCGGCCTCTAAGTTGCCTATTTTGTTTCGCAGAGCGTGTTGAAACAGTTCCTTCTCGTTAAAGTCCCCGTACTTGCCCTTAAGGTGGGAAACCTGCTTCTCTAATGCCTGTTTCTTATGTAAACGGTCGTAGCCTTGGACACGGCCCTCTAGTTCGGTGAGCCGCTTGGTGGTCTCGTCATCTGGCGCTTCCCACATGGAACCTGAAGTTTCATCGTTGTCCCGTGGGGCGTCAGATATTCCAAACGCTTCACCAAGGGCTTTCAACGTCCCCTCTGGATCTGACTCCAAAGACGACACTATTGCCTCGGCTTGCTCTAACCGTTGTCTTTCGGAAGCCAACTCTTGCGTCTTACGGGTGTAATCCGACTGTCGTTGGTATCCGTCCCGAAGTTCGTCCAGACTGACCTGCTCCTCTGAGCCATCCACCTTGACGGTGTACGACCCCCCGGCAGGTTCCTGTTGAACCTCAACTGAAGAATCTGGGCTGTCCGCAACAGCGGTTCCCGCAACGTCTTCTGCCATTATTCTGTTTTCTCCTTCGGAGTCCTAAGGGTTGCTCCTATAAGACAGTAGTGAACTGTCCCACTACTGATTACCAATTTGGGGCCTGAAATTCAGCCCCATCTGGTTTTGGAGTTGTTTCATCAACTCCGGCGGTACCGGTGGCCCCTGAGGACCAGCCATTGGTACCCCACCCGGCAGTCCCTGCGGGGCACCCTCGCCTTCGGCGGGGGCACCCGGTGGGGGTTGCTGCTGTAGGATGAACTTGTCCGGGTCCTTGACCGCGAACGCGTTTTGTAGCACGTAACGGGCCAACGCTGCCGGATCGACAACCGTTCCGATCAGCGGCCCCATGGCTTGCATGAGTTCCACTGCCTGCCTTTTACGCACTGTGTCGTTAATCGGCTGGGTTGAACCAGCCTCCACACTGAAATCAAACTCGCCCACAATGTCGTCGCGGGTGTACGTGATGAACAGGTCTTCCGGGCCTCGGGTTGATACCCGCGCCATGTGCTCCCCGGTCATAAACTGTTGCATGACCTGCACTACCCGTCGCGCCACATGCGCTATGGAAAGTTCCACGATAGCCAACTTCTCAGCAACCCGCGAGTTGCCAGCATCAGCAATAATGCTCGCCTCCGTGGCAGTACGCCGAATCTCCGGCATCTGACCCCGCGCGTACTCCGAAACGCCACTGACCGTGTTGATGTCCTCCTCGATGATTGCCGAGAAGTTGTAAACATCGGCAGACAACGGGGTTTGCGGCATTGGGATAACAACCTCACCCAACGGCTTGTTCTCATCCACGACCGGCACCAACCGGCCATCCTCATCGGATTCCAGAGCCTCACGGCCCTCAGGTCCAAATGACCGTTCATGGAACAAGTATTTGCGAGCGTACCGTTTCCGGGCATTCACCAACTGGGAACGGGTCTTGTCCAACTCCAACTGTAACGACTCGATGCTTTCCAAGTCACCCATCGGGTAGAAGTAGTCGGGAACATCATAGTTGCGCATCATCACAAACGGCTGCCCGTACGCGTACGGCATCGGGGTCGGATCGACCAGAAACTCGTCCCCGGATTGGGGTACAACCGACATCGTGTTGTTGGCAACGTCGTAGAACTCGAAGACAACAGTGCGTTCTTCGTTTATCAGGTACTGTTCCTGTTCTTGCCGGTCGGTGGGCGCGAACATGGGGTTCAGCAGAGAATCGGCGCTCAGGTTTCTGCGAGCCGACGCCTTGTACCGTTTGTCTTTCTTCGCTTCCTCCAAGGGGCGTACGATTCGTTGCGCCACCCACTGGGCGTCCTCCATGCAGGTCGCTTCCGGGTCGATGTACACGTCGAAGGGTGATACTCGTTCCACGAAAGGCTGATCTTCGACAATCATCGTGGCGGTTGTTGGAATGTCGGCTTCTAACCGTTGGTTGTCGGGGAGGTCCCCGGCGATAAACGGGTCTTCCTCGGCAAGGAGATCCATTTCCGTCATCGCCGTTTCGAGCATCTCTTCCCGCTCAACGTCGCCTAGGGTGCGTTCCTGCTCAACGAACTTCCAACCCACCTTTATCCAACCGTGGCCGAAAATGAGGAAATCCTTGACGGCACGTTGGAACGGCTTGCGGAAGTCGTGGTGCCGCCACAAATAGTTGATGACAGCCTCCACGAACGTCGCACGGTCCTGATTTTCCTCCTTGTTGGGAGAAACCACGACCTTCGGGTAATTCACAGACACCGAAGGTGCGATCACGTTCACCGTGCTGAAAGCCAAATTGACCGCTACCAGATCCTCGTTGACAGTGGTGCGCGGCCAGTGTTTCCCCCGGTACAAGTCGTTCATGCGACGCCACAGGCTGTCGTAGCCCATTTCGTCACGCCAACGGGCAGCGCCCTCCAACTTGCGTTGGATTATCTCATACTTTTCGGCGCGGGATTTACGAGGCACTAGAAGTACGCCTTGTCTGGTAAGCGTTCTATGTTGCGTCCCTGCGAGAGGGCTTCCCTTTCGGCTTTGCGGCCACGCTCGTTGCGTGTCAAATGCTGGTCATCAGGCGGCAATTTGGAGCGGTAACCACGACCAATGTTCACCATCAAACCCAACAGATGCCCGCGTCGGGTCCACAACTCGTCAATTTCGCCGTCAGGAACATCCCCGCGAACCTCTATGATGTAATCACAGAAGTCTTCGTAGGACGCCTCCCGTGGGAGGATAGCCACAGTTAGACCGTGGTGCCGCGATTGGTTTTAAGAGGGTGGTTCCAAGTGCCCCCCGAAGTGGGCCGCTTCGTGTGCGGAGCCGCATTGTGACCCTTCAGGTTCGGTTGCGGCTGTGCCGGTTCAACCTTACCGGTGGGACCATGCTGGTTCAGCGGGGTTTCGCGCACAGAAACCTCCCCGTAACCACCGTGCTGGTTGGCGTACGGAGAAGACGATATGCGTTGTGTCGGAGCGTTCGGGATCGCAGGCTTCCAAATGGGGTTAGCGACAACAGAGTCGCCGCGTTCCATCCTGTCGTTCTGGCCCTTACGACCATCCACTGTTTCGGTGCCGTTTGTATGCGACACAAAGTTCCTTGCCAAGGCATTACCTCCAATAGAGTCTCTAAAGACTACGGTTAGACTGTCCCACGCACCGTGTGGGAACCGATGCGCAAATCCGGGTTTTCTTCTGGTTTGACCATCCGAGCGAACCAATCGACCGTCCAATAATCGTCCATTTTGGGCGCAAACTCGGGCATAAACGCGTATTGGCGCATCTGATTAGCCAAAGCGATAGCCATTACCCGGTCATCGTGGGGTGAACCGCCCATCGAACCCCGGTCACTCCGCACGTACGTCCTCAACTCGGCCAGCGTGTACCGGTCGTGGATCGTCAACTCCCCGGCCCGTAACGCCATTCCCAGATCGTCAATCAGCAACGGTTTCGTCGTCCTAGTGGTTTTCCACCCGAATTCCTGCGAAACCTTAGTGGTGGAACGGTTCAGAGTACGCTTCCGGAACAAGTTCGGGTGCCCCAAATGCCGCAACTGGACGATAGTTGTCAAACCATGGTTGTTGGACTCCACGCACGTCAACGCATCGTTGTACCACAACGCCAACATGTGGACTTCATGGGCCAGCGTGTCGGGCGGAATGTGACCGTGCCAGCAGGCGACCTGCTCACCGGAACGGACCTCCAACACTTGAGTACACGAGTAGTCGCCGTGCACCAAACCCTCAGCAGTATCAACCCCCATACAATATGCCGTACGAGGCTTAGGTTCACGCCAAACTGTGAGCATCTTTACGCCACTCCACCGTGTTCTTATAAGGTTCCCACAAATACCCGGCCTGACCCGGCTCAACCATAGCGTTCATTTCTTCCAACACGTCCAAGTCGAACACCGGGTTACCCGACTTGATGAACGCCTCCTCGGGCGTCGTCGGATACTCCTGAGCCAACTGCCATGACAGCATCGACTCCTGCTTCGACTGATACCACGTTTCGTCCCGGTCCTCCGTGGCCGACCAAGGGAAGAACATTGGCTCAAACCGGTTAGAACCAGTCTGCGACCCCACCCACATTTCGTGAAAGAAGTTACCAGAACCATTCGCCGTAGACAGGCCAATGATCCTACCTCCAACGTCCGCAACCGGCTCTATAGAAGCCCACGCCTCTTCGGGGTTCGGAAGGAACGCCCATTCGTCAACCACAACCAGCGAAGCCGACTCGCCTCTAGCAGGATCGGATGCTGAAGGCATCGAAGTAACCATGCTTCCATTGTCGAAAGCCATCTTCTGCTGGTGATCCACCAACGAATCCGGGCCACGCTCCACCATCCAATCTGGCAAATGCTGAAACCCGTACTTCGACTTGCGCAACAACAGGACCGACTCGCGCTCCGTGCGCGACAGGTCGATAAT